AGATTGGGGATGGTTGGGATCTGAGGCATCCCAACCGAGTATCCGCCGACCCTTCCAACAAGGGGGATGTCCACGCTGGGCACCGAGATCTTGATACGGTTAACCGCCCGGATGAAGGAGTTAATGGAGTTGATTATATTATTGATTGCACCTTTTACCCCGGAGGATATCCCGTCCCAAATCTCCAGGAAAGTATCCTTGAAGGCGCCGGCCGTCCCCGTGATGGCATCGGTGATGGTGGCAAAAGTGGCCTTGATGCCGTTCCATATCTCGTCCCAGTTATTTTTCAGAAACAAGATGGCTTTGATAAGTGGGCCGGCAGGGAGGAGCCAGCCTAGCTTGGAATTATAGATGTCGGTTATGGCCGTGAAGACCCTGGACACAATGGCCTTGATAAAATCAAAGACGATCTTGAAAGTGGCTTTCAGAACTTCCAGGCTTTTCTTCAAGACGAGGATTATCTTGTCCCAGTTCTTCCAGATCACGATGGCGGCAACGATGGCGGCGCCGACCCCGATAATCACCAACGCGATCGGGCCTAGCGACAGATTAAGCCCGATCAAAGCCGCCTTCGCCCCGTGGACGACCGGCGTCATAAATCCCATGATGCTGGTAAATCCCATGACTACCGGGCCGGCCGCCATGAATATCGGCGCCAGCATCGACGCCTTCTCTATCATGGCCCCATTCGCGAATGCTAAGTCTGCCATCGAGGACTTGAGCTTATCCATGACGGTCTTGGTGCTGGCGTGAGCGTCGGCGTTGGCCTGGATGACTCCGGTGGACCCCTCCAATTTGTCCCGGTATGTGGCTATCTGGGTCTCGCTCAAACCCAGTTGTTCCAGGACTCCGGCCAGACCGGTCTCCGATTCCTCCAGCGCCTCTTTGAACTCGGTCCGGGCCGTCCGGGCCGTGAGACCTAATTCCCGCTCCATCGCGGTCATAATGACCGCCGCCTCGTTCACCGACACCCCCATCGCGGACATCTCCGGGGCCATCCGAGAGATACCGTCCAGGAAGTCCTGCACCGACTGGGTACTTTCCTGAGAGATTAGGCCAAATGCGCCCAGGAGTTCGCTTTCATTTCCGACCTCGACACCCACCGCCGCCAATGCCGCCCCGGACTTCGCCAACGCCTCGGCGCCCAGGCCGGTCGCATCTCCAACTGTATCCCAAAATCCAGCGTAAGCTTTGAGGGCGGCGGCGCTTTCCAGCCCTTGTTGCGCTCCGAGTTCCATCAGGCCGAGGACCGAATCCAGTGGGAACGTGGCGTTACTCAGACTGGTCGCCATCGTCCGTATCTCGGCCTCGGAGAATTGGGTGGCGTTGGCGAGCTTCCGGGTTGACTCTGTTAACCCTTGCTGATTTTTTGCCAACGCCTCCATCCCGACTCCCAGCGCGGTTATCCCAACGCCAATCGCCTTCCGGTTTTTGACGATGGAATCCTTCATGCCCTGGAAGCCGGACTTGACCCCCTTGATCCCCTTCTCGGCGTTCTTTGCGTCGGCCGTGATCGTTATTTCGACCTGGTTAGCCATCAGATTCGGGTTGTCCCTCCTGGACTATCGCCAGCATTCGCATGATCGTCGCGTCCTCGGCCATCAACTGGGATGGCAGGCAACTATATCTTTGGCAAAGGCCGTCTATCAATTCGGCCTCCTCCAACTCCCACGGCTTCGTTATCCTTCGCCCATCGCGGTCGATGCCGCCGCCAACGTGTTTATATCGCCGGATGGCGGCGCTAAAGGGGCCGACACTCCCGCCACCGCCTCAACCCAATGCTGGACGACCAGGTTAGTTAGATCCATAGGAATCGCCAGCATCCCATCCCCATCGGCCGGGATCGGTTGGCCGTCCTCATATTCCAAGTTCCAAGCCATCAGAACATTATCCCCGAATAATCGGGCCATCCGTTCTTGGTCCTCACCCTGTGCGGACTCCCGGAGGGCGATGAACTGACCGAAGGAGACACTAAGCCGGAGTTGTATCTCAGCCCCGTCATAGTCGGTTCCTTCAAAGGTTATCAGGGCCGTCCGCTCCGGGAGGCGGAAGCCTTTCTTTTCTTTGACCCCGTTGGTCGCTACCACGTTACGCCCACGTCGGGACTACGCCGCCGGCCAGGACTCCCGGCGCCGTCCACGTCAACTCTCCGGAAGAAGACCGGGACAACGCGTAGTCCGTATAGAACATTTCCCCAGGCAACGTCTGACCACTAACCGCAAGGGTCGTCGTTCTTGCCACCGACGTTGACGAGACGGTCTTAAAAACGTCATGAGACATATTTGATGCGTCATTGAACACGCCGTTGATGGAGATGGTGAAGTCCGCCAGAAGTAATAACCGTTCCCTGGCGGATTTATCCAATCCGGTTATATCCTGTTCTTCCCGCGGTGTCGCGATGTCCAGATTGGTTATGTCATTGCTGATGGTCCGGGCCGATCCGCCCGAATCATCGATGATCGCGCTCATTCCTAAACCCGATTCTTTAGCCATTTATGCTCCTCCGATATTGATAGTCGTTCCAGTTATCCATGAATTCCAGCGGCTCCATGATCTGCTTGTTTTTCGTCATTATCGGATCACGGCCCACCGCTACCCTATGTCCTCCACCCTGGCCGGTGAAGCACTCCTGACCCGGAGAGAAGATGAAGACGATCAGTCCATCTTCCCGCTCCTCCCTGAAGCCCATCCGCGACCGGCGGATCAGTTCTATATTCGCCATATCGTCGGCGTGGAGAATGGTCTTCCAGCCTCCGAAGTAATTGATGCAACCAACCTCGGCACAGGTTGCCTCGCGCCAATGGTCCCGCGGCCGATGTAATCCCCAATGGATCAGCATGGGATCTGGGTTAATCTCATGAACCTATGACATGCCATGCAGCGGCCCTCGGTATTCCGATTGTCCGGATTGACCTGGGAAACTATGCGGCCGTGTAATCCCAGCCGGCAAGCTAAAGATCTGCCCAACCGCCACGGGCCAACCACCAGCCATAAAGACATCCCCGCTGTAATCCAGACCGCCAGAATGACACCGGTAAATGCTACAAGTATCAGCCGCGTCATCGATGTCTCACTACTGCACCTTGATCGGGCGGTCCTGAATGGTGTTGGTGACATTTCGGGCATTTACAGTGGACTCATACGAGCAAGAGGCCGAGTCCACGCCGCTCCCGTCTCCCACCTGGTTGGAATTATTCATGGTCATAGTACCCACTTTCATGCGGGACAGATACATCTCACCATTCCATGCGTCCACATTGTCCAGTATCAGATTTTCCACGAATGATCCGGAATTTCCAGTTATGTGAATCTGAATCCGGTCCACGATGGACCCGTCCACCTCGTACACCGAACTGAGCCTCTCGCTCTCCAGCACCACATCGGAGACCGTGTTGCTGATAGTCGCCGCCATCGTGTGGCCGTCACATAATAGGCCAGTAGTCAAATTGGCAACGTCGGACGTTTCCATCTTGAAAGTCGGAAAGCTAGAGTTGGTGACCGTTAGATTTCCGACCCAGAGATAAGCCGCGGACCCGGTGACTGCGTTGGTCACCGGGCTGATGTCCAATGACCGTGCGATACCCGCCCTCCCGAGGTCAACATTTTTTATCCTCAATGTCGAGATGCGACTCCCGTCACCGAGCCGGATAGATAAGGTCTGCGACTCCGTGCCGTCCGGGTAGTTCGGGTTCTTCGCACCCATCGTCTGGAGCCCATCGGCGGTGACCACATACTCGGCTGGCTCTGGCCAGTTGTAAGTGCTGGATACCACATCCTTGACGGCGAAATAAAGGCCCACGCTAACAGCCGCGCCACTGACCATGATCGCCATCACCACAACTGTCGTTACATGCTTGTTGGCGAACCCCACACGAAGCAATCTGAACGCTGGCATCTTGGGAGACGGGATTCGCCGGTCTCCAATCATTCTGCATATCTTGTCAAATAGCGTCATTTGCCGTTACCGTCAACTTTGAATAGGCTCGCAAGTATGGCCGTGACTGGTATGGTGAGGATGGATAAGGCCAATAAGAGAGGCTCTATCTGTTCCAATACGGCAGCCGATGTGGTTGCGCTGATTATTATGCGGCTTCCCAGGAACAACCACACGAAAACCACGGGCGCGGCAATCACCAATCTCACAATATCGCCGCTGGTCATCTGGACTTTTTCGGACTTGTCCTCTGTTGCTGCCTTTAGCCGTTCTAATTCCTCCCGAGCTTCCATAAGCTCGTCTCTCATGTCCGGTTGCTCTGCCATTATCTGGTCCCATATGATCCATAAACCCTACGTTCCCCGGAAGGCAAGATTCCCGATTGTCCCAGTTCGGACAACACGTCCCCGAATCCCTCATGGTCCGCCATGATCGTCCTCTGTTGATCCTCCGCAACGGCCAACGCTGTCTCCAGCCGGTTGATCCGCTCATTGATATCGTTGGTTATATCCGCCAGGTCGGTCGATACTTCCGAATGGAGCCTTCCCTGTTTATCCGATTCGGCCGATACTCCCGCGTCCAGGTCCGCCCGGAGTTGGATAACCCAGGCAACAAGACCGATGGCTATAACTACCACCGGAATCACACTCACTATCAGATTAAGATGCTTCGTCAACCCGTTCCCATACGGCGCCGATGTCGGCGTGATATATCAATGTCTCCTCGATCCCGCACCGTTTGCACAAACGGGATGACCATGCGCGGGGAACCCAGGAATGTCGGAGCCGGCATAACCAGGTCATTCTCCCCCCACAAGATCAGCTTGATCAACTTGATTATTATTCTTGCTCCAATATCTTGGAACATAGGTTGGTAATACCGATTATGGCTCCCACGCCGGCGGCTGAGATTATCCCCTCGTTGTCCATCAGGAAACCCAGGAAAGAGATGCCGACACCCAACGAAGCAACGAACAACATCCCGACGCATATATTCGGGCGAAGTTTACCAACCAGATTCCCGATGCCTTCGATCATCAGAAAGCGACGTCATCCTGGCTAGTTCCCCTCCGGGTCGAAACGCAAAAATCAAGATTGCTGAACGTCCCCGTGGTCGTTATCCTCAGATACCTCTCCACCGCTCCGCTGACCGTCACCCGTTCCGCCGTAGGCGCCGCCGCCGCGGCCACCGCCGTGAAAGACAAGACCGTGGCGAAGGCATCGCTGGACCCGTTATCGCTGGACTGCTGGATGGTCACGGTCGGCGTCCCGGAGTCGATGTCGGTGATCTCCAGATAGGCCACCATTCCCGCGCTGGTTGCCGCTCCATCGTCCCGGCTGGTCGAATTCCCCGCCGATGAATGAGTCTCCTTGCCGGTGGTTAGCGTGTCGCACCAGTCCAGGCTGACGCCGTCCGCCTGGGTGTCGATGGTGAAGGAGAGCGACCCGTCCGCTCCCCGGCTTGGGTCATAGTTGATTTGTTTCCCGACCAAACAAGCGGCAACGTCCCCGCGGGTTGCGCCGAATGCCCAGGTCACGATCCGGTCGGTGGTTGGAAGTCCTTTATAGGCCGCGTGTTCTTGCTCGGTGGCGTCGTTGAACCAGGTCGATACTCCCAGGTTGCCATCGGACAAACCTAAAACCCGTTCATGCGCTGGAGCGTTTAAAGCCGTCGTGTCCAACGCTTCCCGCGGGGAACTGGCGTTATCTATCGCCGCCACGTCCCCGCTGAGGTCGTAGCCGTGGACGAATATCTGTTGACCGAGCCCTGATTTCTTCGGCATGTTCCCCCTATGGAGTGATGGTCACTTCCTCATAAATCTGGATATCGAATGGGATGGTCGCCGTCCTGTACAGATTGGAGCCCATGTCTATCGTTGCAACCGTGGCAGCACCCACGGTCGAATCGGTACAATTGCCGGCAAGGTTTGCGTCGGACCGAAGTTTAGTGTCAACCTCGACCATCGCGTCCCAGAGTTCTAATTCGATGCTTTCCCTGACATCCACCGATGCCTGGAGTCTGAAATACGCCCGGACCATGATGGTCGTTGTCGAGCCTATATCTCCGAGAGTCTGCCAGCCGGCCGTCCGACTCTGGATCCAATACGCGAGGACGGGAGTCCCCGATAATGCCAGAGGTTCCGCCCGGATGACCGCGGCGAAGGCCGGATCCGTGATGGTAGATAATAGGACGTCGATCCTGTCCAATGCTCCCGACCGGCTCATTCAAACGCCTCGACCAGGGCGTCCCCGATGTACTTGTCCTGTAACGCCGCCTTGTTCCGGTTGATCTCGTTGGCGGTAATAGCAAACATATGATATTTGGCTTCGACCTTCCCGGCGTATTGGAGGTCGACGTTGTTTCGCGGACCTTTCGCGTTCACCTCGGCCACATTGTCCCGTATCTGATGGGCGAATATGGCCCGTTTGAGGACACGGGTATGGGCGCCGTGCCGGTCGGCCGGCTTGGATTGCCAATACAAATGAGCCGGTGGCCCCCATAGCTGGTCTGAGACCTTGTTGGATCCCTCGATGGTCGCCAGGTCAAGGAGTCCCCGATTGATTATGCCTTGCATGACGCGAAGGCCGGACCCATCAAAGACAGGACCGGTAACCTCAAACTTAACATCGAACGGAGCGGCCATCAGAAGATGATCCCGTTGCTAGTCCCGGTCACCCGATAATCGTCCAGGGTCATCAACACTGACCGGACCTCCCCCTCGGCCACGGTCATCGACATCTCACCGGATCCGATGGTCGCCGCCGGCCCCAGATCTCGATTCCGGAAGATCA